CTGCCGTCCTTCTCAATAGGTATAAATACAGGTGAGACCTTTTTATTATTGACATATAAAATGCCAAATCCTTGTTGCCAGTTGCCTGACCCACCTTTAAGGTATTTAGCGGAAGAAAACGACATTAAGTTGCCAACCTCTAGACCGTATAAGGTATGCCCTATTTTGCCCCCTGAAGAGGCTGTAACAGTTCCCAAACCCCCACGGTGAGTATGTCCACACACTACGGACTTACCATGCCTTAGAGCCAATCCTAGGGCTGTTTGACCACCCTTTTGAGATACCTGCCCCTCGTCTCCATGAAGAACAATCCAATTAGGCGCAATAGGCATTGGTTCACGCCAAAACTTAATGCCTAATTCAGGTAGTCCTAGCCAATTTTCAAACCTTAACTCAGGTAAGGATGCAAAGGCTGGAAGTCTAGTCTTAATTGAATTCCATAGACGGTCTGTATGGTTAGACCTGACCATATCAGTTACCTGTAAGTCGTAAAGGACTTGCTTAGTAAGCTGCCGATCTCGGTCAAGTGTTCCAGCATATTCTCCAGCCAACCCTCGTTCCCATTTACTGAGTTGAGGTAAATCAATTTCATCTCCGACGGTTGCGACTTGATGCGGCTTCCATTTAGCAATGAAGCGTATAAGGTTTCTAGTTGCGATTGGGTCATTGTAGGGGCATTGTAAATCTGAAATTAAGACGATTCGCTTAATTGATTAGTCCTCATCCTCGTAGGGGTCATGGTCAGGATTGATTGGATTATGGTCAGGGGTTTCAGGCACTAGCCAATCAGGGTATGAAGCCTTGTCATTAATTATTGCGAGCGCTTGGTCAACAGGAAATCCAGCCTTCCTAAGCGCCAAATAGTATTCACGCACACTAATTGCGTAGGTATCAAGTTGTGACATGACTTTGTCATGTTCCCACTTGCCTACGCGTCTAGTAATCTTGCGCTTTTTCTTTTGTGCCATGTATTAAGTTTACTTCCTTGTTATGACAATAAAGAGTTCATCTATCCGATCTGAAAGGTGTGTTGTTTCTTTTTGTAATGAGGTCAATTGGTCTTTCATTGAATTTCCGCCATTGGGGCGAAGTTCATTTAGCCAACCTCTGACTAAGTATCTAAGCCCTGCAAGGACTCCGATTAAAGTTGTGGTTAATCCAGCAGCGAAGCCAGCCCACTCAAGGGCTGTCATTACTCTTTACTGCCTATACCGTATTGTTTTTCCGTTGGGTCAATTGCTTTAATTACAGGGGCAAGAACGCTGCCTAAAAGGATTGCATACTCAGGGCGCATGTCTGCTGCAATTGCTAGAATTACTGTTATGCCACTTGCAACAACGGCTCTTGCGTAAGACTTAATAGCTGCTTTATGCTTTGCTGATAGTTTCATGAATTACCCCCTAGTAGTGGTATGTTAAAAAATTTGTTATCTTGATTTGGCTTAAAACTAATATGTATATGTTTTTTATGAGGGTTCAATCCTTTGTAGGCAACCCAACGCCAAAAGGATTTTGCACTACAAATTTTGCCCATAAAGATCACATATAAAATGCGTCTGTCACCTTGTTTTGCTGCAAGTCGTATTTGATCTGCCAAATAGATTGCAATTCCCTGTTCTTCAGATAAGCCAGCGTCAATGTCCAACGCGCAAACTTCTCCGTGTTCATTGGGATTGTGCTGACTAACTCTTTTTGAATGACGCAAATCACCAATCCACCCATCCATGCGCTTAGAACGATTTGCGAAGGAATCATCTACTTGTTCCCGAAATTGAATTGCAGCTTTACTAAGCCAAGGTTGTTTACTCATCCTCTGTATCAATCGGGGTAGATTGTGCCGCTAGCATCTCATCATAAGTTGATTTCAACATTGAGGTAAAATGTCCGTTGCCGTTTTCAATAATAATATGAGTTGAACTTTCGCCATTAGGCATTTCAATAAATAATTCTCTAATATTTTCCATTTTATAACTCCGCACTTAGTCCAATAAATCCAGCAACATTAGATGTATTTCTTAACGAGTAAGAAGCACCAGTAGTTAATCCACTTGCGCCTGTTGCAAGTAAAATGACATAATCATTACCGCTAGTTCCTGCATCTATCGCAAGACCAGTAATAGTATAGTTATTAACTCCAACTACTGTTAATCCAATAGCGGAATAATCTAATACAGTTGGAGTTATACGCATTGTAACTGCATTTCTTAAATTAATTGCTGCGGAAGTTGTGTTATAAGCGTAACCAATGCCATAATTTGATGAACTAGCACCGCCAGTTAAACGCATATAATACCTTTGACAAGCGGCTAACTCGCCTTGAAGTGTGTTACCCGACCTTCTAAAAGTTGGGGCGGTAGATGCTGTCCAAGTGCCAGAATCTATTTGAACACCAGTAACTTCAAACCAATCATTAGTGCTAGCAGTTCCAGAAGGAGTATAATTAAATCCAATTTTAAACTCTGTTGCGGTTGCACCAATAGTTCCAGTAAAAACAAATCGCTGATAAGTTGTAGTTAATGTTACATTTCCTGAGGCAACGCTCACATTTCCCGTATAACTTCCAGTTGGGTTTTCATCTGTTCCAGTTCCGCTATTTAGAAAATAACCTAAAGCACTTGCGCTTGAAGAATAATTTGCCCCACATTTTGCATAAAATGAAACTGTTATGGCTTTACCAGCAAAAGGAATAGCATTGGCTGTTTCAACTCCAGTATAAAGATAAACTGTTGAAGTATTAGTTTGCCCTGAATTTCTTTGAAATCTTAATCCATATTGGATATTAGGTAGATTTGTTGTATCGCCCGTTGCCTGTCGTGCAACTGTGCAAGCAGGTGTAGAACCTTCAGCCTTCCATCTGTCGGCAACATAAATTGTATTAGGACTAGAAAAGGAAGTACCTCTCTGCCAAATATCCATTCCGCCATTTACTATTGGGTTACTTAAACTTGCTACTGGCTTTGCCCAAATTAATCCAGTTGTTGCGGCACTATCCGCGACAAGTGTGTCGCCGTTAGATCCAACTGCTAATCTTGCAGGTGTATCATTACCACTAGCTGCAACAATATCGCCCTTAGCATCTACAATAGAATTTTGTATTGCATTAGAATCATCAAAGCCAACCCATGCAGATCCGCTATAAGTTTGTACTGCATCTGTATCTTTAAGATAACAACATTGTCCCTCTTGCGGTGAGGTAATTGCTGCGTCTCTTGCGGCTGCATTGGCAAACACCAAAACTCCCTGCATCAAATAACCATTAGTATCTGCGGCGCTCAATACATCACCCGTATTGAATGTCTTAAAACCTAATCCTGCTGCCATGTTGTTTTCTCCTTAGTGTCTAATTATATCTTAATAGGACAAAATATCTTCACCAATAACACCATAAGTGCTATTGCCGATTATAAATCCATCTGTTATAGGCTCAAGTGTAACGAAGTTTCCCGTAAACGAGTTCGGGCTAATATCCCAATTAACGCCTTGAATTTGTAGATTTTTAGTGATAGTTGACCCGTCGGGTTGAATATTAGTTATTACTACATTGTCAAAATAATCAAGACCAAGGATAGTGTCATTGGGAACTAATGGGTCATAAAGGTCAATGGTCATGTTATCAATGCGGATACTTGTCGTGCTGCGTGTTGCAACATAAATTGCAGCTATGTTTGCGGCTTCAACATCTGTTTGAACTATCAAATCACTAAAGTTTACGACATGGGGAAAGTATTGAGCCAACGAAGCTGCATCTGTATATGTTTGAGGCGTACCTGAAATTTTAGTTACTGTTGATTGGTTAACAATTAACTTATCATCAAAAGCAAAAATTAGGTTTTTGTAAGGTACCCCACCGCTTTGATTAAAAGCAATTGGAGTACCGCCCGCTGAAGATATTGTGTTTGCTCTATTTTTAAATACGGTGTTACCTTCAGGATTAATAAAAAAAGCGCCTTGTTCTGAAGTTTCTGCGTTTTTAATTGCTGCTAAAGGAGTTCTAGTTGTTGCAGGGTCAGCTTGAGTTAAAGTATTGCCAGTATCTAAAGTCCTCATTGAAACTGGAAAATCTACGGTGTCTAAAATCTTAGCAATTCTAGTTCCAGTATCTTGACCATTTGCTTGACCAGTAACTGAAGTAATTGTTGCCATTGCTAAAAGCCTAAAAGCGTCGCTTGCATTAATGTCAACATAAGAAACATTTTCTGCTTGATCGTAAGTGTAAATATAATCCGTTGTATAACCGCTAAATAAATAATAAGTAACTCCTAAATGGGTTGCAGATATACGCAGTTTTCTCAAAGGAGTTAAATAAGTATAAATATCAGAACTTGGATTTTGAGGATTGAACCTACCATTTTGGTCAAATATTCTTACTGTGCAAGTTCCTGCTTCGTAAGTATCCCGTCCAATATTCCTACCTCGTCTAATTTGTATTTGTCTTGTTACATCCGTTAAATTTAAAACTAGTGCTGGAGTTGAAGAATCTGAAAGTAATCCAGTTCCTAATGCTCCGTTAATTGGGTCGTCAAGGGTAAAAGGATTACCAAAAGTAGCGCCGCTTCCAAAATTTAAAGAAACATCTAATACAGGTAATGACATATTATCTATTTGGATTAATTGACGAGAACGAACCTGAAGCGGAAGAATTAATTAAACCATTTCTGAGTTCATCTAATAATCCTTGAGTAGCGCCGTTAACATTAATTACAGTCACAGGTGCGGCGGTTTGCATGCCGCCAAATCGTCCACCACTTTCCTGCCGTCTTTCTTCAGCAATTTGTGACTCAGTTAAACCCATGTAACCAGTAGTGTTAACTAAAGTTTTTGCTAAATCTGTATAGTATGTTGGACTTCCAACAACTGGCTGACCTAAAGGCTTGGTTGGCATGGTCTGTAATAACTTCATCATTAACAAAATTTGTCTAATTAGATTATCAATGTCTGTACTCCAACCCTCAAATGGATATAGGGCTTTTGGTAACTTAGCAATGGCAGCAGCAAGATTTGTAGTCTGTAATTGAGACTTAACTAAGTCAGTTGCTAACCTAGCAGCCTCTGAAGCATTTTCTTGAATTAAAGCCAACTGTAAAGATAACCTTAGCTTCTCTTGATCTGTAATTTTATTTTGTAATGCAGCAAAGATTTGGATTTGATCTAAGTCAAATAGACCACCAACCTGATCTAATATTTTTCTTTCCTCAGCAATTTTCTTTTCTTCCGCAGCGCGTTTTTTAGCGGCAACTGCTGAAGCCTCGCTAAGTTTCTTTTGTTTTGCTAAAAATGCTAGGTATTCTTTGTTTCTTTTAGCTTGAGCCTCGGCAGCCAACATTGCTTCATAATTAAGGCGTGTATTTGTTCTTAGAATTTCATTGTAGATTTCACGACGAGTTTCATCAACACCAAGTAAAAACTTCCAGCCGTCGGTAGTTCTTTTTAATAAATCGCTGATTAACGGTATATCCGTGCCAAGCATGCTAGTTAATTGACCTAACCTAATTACAACCGCACTTATGACATAACCCAATTCTTCCATTGAGTCCGTCATGCCCTTAGCACCGCGATTACCCGTTGCGGTCTCAAAAGCCATAACTAAACCTTGACCAACTATTTCTTTAGTTTCACTCCATTGGTTATTTAATACAGCTACTTTGCCAGCATAGGTTTCTAAAAATGCGGCAGACGACCCACTAAATGTACTGTTCAATTCTTTTGTAATAGCAGCCATGTCAGCAGATGCCAAGTATGCTCTATTTAAACCAACATTAAGCGAACCTAATCCTTTTGTATTTCCTGCATAACCTTTGCTTAGTGCGTCAACAACTGAACCTAATTCATTTGTACTTCCACGACTTACTTCAATTGCAGTATTTAAATCTTT